GCCACCACTGTGTAGGTGGCCGAGGTCGCGCCGGCAATGTTGGTGCCGTTGCGGGTCCACTGGTAAGTCAGCGTCGCCGCGGGCTTCGCATAGACGGTGCCGGGCTTCGCGGTGAGCACCGTTCCGGTGGTCGGCGGATTCGCCGGCGAGCTGACGTAGCCTGCGCCCTGGAACACGGGCTTCAGCGCCGAGAAGTTGTAAGGCATCGTCGCGAGCACGCGCGCCTCGGTGCTATTGAGCGATGTCGTGCCCGCCTTGCCTTGCGGCAAGTTGAAGCACTTCTGCGAGGCGCCCGGTCGCGTCGTATCCGCCGTCACGGCGAACGGCCGGGGATCGAGGCTCATGGCTTCGCGTCCTCCGGCTTCTTCTGCGGCGGCCCGTAGTAGGGCGTCGGGATCTCGGGCGGCGGATTCTCCGGCGAGTAAGCCGGTTGCGTAGGATCTTCCGCCGTTGGGAATTTGCGTTGCTTGTTTTTCTCGTCGTCGGGCTTCGCGGGTTGCGTCGTATGAGGCGGGACTTGCGCCATAGCTTCCTCCGAGGAGAAAACCCCGGCCCGGTACCGCCCGGGCCGGGTTCAACCTGCTACCACTTCAGGTCATTGATCCACTGCACGCCGGTCGTGCGCCGTGTGACCCAGGACGCCTCGAGGGTGAGGCGCAACGCGGTCATGTCGGTCTGAAACATCGAGGTGATACTGGTCTGCGGCGACGCCGGTGCGTCGTCCATCTGCACCGCGGCCTCGTTCGACAGCGCGATCTCGGGCGCGAAGCCAATGCCCTTGATCAGTTGCGACGCGTCCACCAGGCCGAGACGCGTCCGCGGCACGGTCGTGCTGTCGATGATCGGAAACGTCTGCCAGGAACCGCCGGCCACTTCCTCGCGGAAGAAGAACGCACCGAGCGCGTTTTTCATGTTGCCGAGCGCGAGCCGCGCGCCGGTGTGCATCAGCCAGACCGGATTCGACATCGGCACGTTAGCGGTGAGCATCGCGCTGATCAGCGCAGTCGCGTCGTTCATCGCGTCGTCCGCGGCGTTGCCGGTGTTGCTCCCGGTGATCACGGCGGCGGCCATGCTCGTATGAAACAGGCCCGCCGGCGTGGTCGCGGTCGATGCGGCGTTGCCGATGAACGTGCCATCCAGGACGACGGCGGTATCGCGCAGCATCGAGTCGCGCAGGATGCCCTCAAGCGCCGGCGTGCTGCGCGCCAGCATTTCCTTCGACGCGACCGTGATCACGCCCATCTTTTTCGGGACGAGCTGCACGTTATCGAACGCGCCCGCCTTCACGGGAATCGGTGCGCCTTCACCTACCCAGCCGCCCGGCACGCCGGTGGTCTGGCGCGGAATCTTGATCGAGCCATAGCCGTCGAAATTGACCGTGGTCGCCGGCACGCGCGAGTAGATCGAAGCGGGCCGCAACATCTCGATGAAATCCGTGATCAGCTGCTGCACGAGCTCGCCCGCCCAGGCCGGCGTGCTGGTCAGCGCCGGCGCGACCGCTGCGCGCATGACCATCCCGAACTGCGGGTCCTTCAGCTCGCGCTCGATGTAGTCGAACGGGGCCATGCGCAGCCTGTCGCTCGCATAGATGATGTGCGCGAGCCGCGCGAAGAACGCCCCCTTCGGCAGATTGGCGATGCCGGCAAGCTGGCGCGGCTGCGCCGGAATGCTCACCGGTTGCGGTGCAGGATCGACAGGCAGCGCACGGGTGAGGGCGATGCGCTCGAGGTCCTGCAGGTTCGTAATGCGCACGTCCAGGTCTTCGATGTCCCTTTTGGCCTGGTCGTAGGTTTTCTGTTCGTCCTCGGTGAAGCGGCGGTCCTCGTTAGAGTCCTCGACCTTGGCAACGAGCGCTTCCATTACCTCGATGTGCGCGTTGCGCTTGTCGTGCAACCCTTTGAGCTGAGCGGCGAGGGTCATGGCCGGTCCTTCGCTGAATACTGGCCAGGCACGGCCCGAAGTTTCAGGAGTTGAAGCCGCGCACGATTCGGCGAAATTCCGCGAGGCACCGCAGGACCGAAGTAGTGCACGAGCCGAGGCTCGGGGATGCCGAGCCGGATTGCGAGCGCGAGCGCGTCGGGATTGGCCGGCATGCTCACGAGCGAACACTCAAGCAGCTCCTGGCCGACCCACTTCAAACCGTTCCAAGGGTTGTCCTCGTCGAGCGGTTCGGGATCGGCGGTCGGCACGAAGCCGACGGACACCGCGCGCAAGATGCGCTGGTCCACCATCGCCCGCACCTCGTCGATGCGTTGCGAGGTGCCGGGGGCCGCGAGATTGAGGCGCCCGCGCAGCTGCTTGTTCTCGATGCGAACGTCCGACCAGGTGCCAATCGGCTCGTTGGCCCGGTGCTGATAGAGCGCAATCGGATTGCGACGAAACGCGGTCAGGTCCCATCCCGCGGCGGTGATGATGTCGCCGTAGCGGTCGAGCGTTTCGGTCGACATGACGAACTCGCGCGGGTCCTCGGGCGATTGCTCGCCGGACCGATAGATGAGTCCGTTCGGTGATTGACCGGCAGGCGCCGGGCGACTACGGAGCGGGTGCAGGGTGCCCGGCGGCATAGACAAAAGCGCCGGGGATTACCGCCAAGGGGCGAACCGTTGCGCGAGGTGGGGCCGGCGTGCGCTCACGCGAGCGACGATCCGGCCGGCTGCGATGGTCGGTCATTGCGGCGGCTTATACCCTTGCGTCGGTAGGGACGCAAGCGAGAGGCACTAGCGGTAGTGCAAAGGGGAGGTGCGAGGGGCTACGGGTAGCGTCAGACGGCGAACACTGGATTCTCACCCCACGCCGGATTGACGCGCGCGACCGCCGCACCGGCCGCCATCGCCAGCGCCACGACACCGTCAATCCGCGCGAGCGAGCGCCGCTTCGTAAACACGCGATTGTTCTGGCGGTCGCTCTCGATGACGGCGCTCGCCGCGTTCCAGGTCAGCACGGGGTTACGTTTCACGTGGAGCCGAAGCGCGAGCACCGCCGCTTCGAGCTGATTGATGGACTCGGGCATCCAGAGCGGCGAATCCTTGGGCTTGAGGAATCCTTGCGGATGCTCGACGAGCGGCAGCGTCTGACCGCGGTCACCCATCTCGTCCTGCAAATACTTGATTTTGTATCGGTCGAACGCGATCGCCCGCACGTTGAGGCCGGCGCAGAGGTCGAGAATGCGCTCGGCGATGGGCGCGTAGTCGAGCGTCTGACCTGGCACCGCGTTGAGGTAGCCTTCGCGGACCCACAAGTCATAGGGGACCCGGTCGCGCGCCGCGCGCACGGTGAGGGTATCGCCCGGCGTCCAGAACTCGGCCACCGCCACGAGCTCGGGCGGCGGTTCCTCTTCGCTCATCCGCGGTGGCACGCCCACGGCCACCAGGGCGGACAAGTCGGTCGTGATGGACAGGTCAACGCCGAGGTATACCTCGAGGCCCGCCATGATCTCGTGAATCGAGCGCTCGTCGTCGCGCTCGCAGGCGCGCCATGCCTCGCCGGAGATCCACGGCGCGGAGGCGTCCACCCACTGGCAGAACGACAGCCGGCGCACGATGGACTCCTTGGCCGGCATCCCCTTGGCCTCGAGGACCTGGTCGCGCACGTATCCCGGCTTGATGGAGACGCCAAGGTTCGGATTCGTTTTCGCCCAGCACTTCTCGTCGGTAAACGGATCGTCGCCCTCGTCGAGTGCGCACACGTAGCCGAAGAACCGTTCATCGCGATGCGTTTGCTGCGCCACGCGCACCGCGTAATCGTGATAGCGATAACAGACGCTCAACCGGTCGACGCCCGAGTTCGTGATCATAAAAAGCAGCGGCTGCCGGCGCCCTTTGAATCCGGCCCGCAACATCTCGATGACGATGTCGTCCTTGTGTTCGTGGATCTCGTCGACCAGGGCGCAGTGCGGCCGAGGTCCCGATTGACCATCGTCGGAGCTGATCGCCCGGAAGAAGTTGTCCCGGTAGAGCAGGTTCCAAACATTCGACCCGCCAATCTGACGCACAACCGCCTTCACTT